GATGAAGTAAACAGCGTTTAATCCTCCAACTGAATCTTTACAAGGCTCTAAACGACCTCTTGAAATATCACAACTCATTATTTATATTTTTAAAAGTTAATAAAAAAGGGTAAGCAGATTAACCACCTACCCTCTTTAGTTTATTTATACTAATCTTAGTTAGCCGAGTTAACGATTCCGTAAGTTACGATATCTTCAACAATTCCATACTGCACACCAGCAGTAAACCTCATTATGATTCTTACGTTTTGAGAACCATCTAAGTCAGCCATATCTAAAATCTTAACTTCGTTTTGGTCAGACATTAATCCTGTACCGAAATGTAAGTTATCTTTAGTAGTAGCAATCATAGTATCAGAAGCAAGTCCGTTAGCCATAAAGATTTTTACACCATCAAAGCTCTCGATATTGATATTCTGATTGTTTCCTTTATCTTGGAAACCAGCAGCTCCTTGACCTCCAGATTGGAAACCACCTAAAGCTCTCTTGTAAGCTCTAAATACGTTTTGAGCAACATAAATCATTAAGTCATCTCTTCCGTATAAAGCAGCAGGAATAGCATCTACAACTTTTCCTAATTCATCTACAACGTTAGAAGCATCTACAGAAGTACCAGCAACTTCGTTTGCAGCAGGTAAATCAGCATCAGCAGCTAATAAAGTAGAAAAACCATCATACTCTCCAGCAGTAGCGTTAGCTCCTCTCCATACATTGATTTCTTGTTTCTGTGCTACTTTAGCAGCAACGTGACCGATTAAATAGTCTTGGAAAGAAGAAGGTAAGTTATCGAAAGCAGAATATCCCATAGAGATAGCATCCCAGTCAGAACGGAAATCTTTCTTACATAATTCTAAGTTTACTTGAAATTCTTCTGGTTGAAGGATTCTTTCAGTAAGTGTTAATGTAGAAGTGTCAGCGAAATCACAAGTACCATCTTTTACGATACCGTCTAATTCTAATCTTTTTACAACTTCTTTAAATTTAACGTTTGGTCTAATAGTTAAACCCCCGTTAGCGATTGTGTTACCAGCTAATAAAGCTGCCGAGATGTATTTCCCAGCACTTTCTCCAGCATAGGTAGTAGTAATACTTGTACTTGTTGCCATAATTTAGCGAATTTTAAATTTAATTTAATTAATTATTAATCATTGACCACACTCGTTCGGCAGCAGTCATTCCTTTATTGTTAAAATTTTTCTGTTTAGACTCAGTTACACTCTCAGGAGAATGTACTACTTCTTCTTCTACTACTTCAGAAAGCTCGATAGCTTCTTTTTCTTCAGCAGATAATTTAGCAGGTACATCAGCCTCAGCATAATCAGACTTGTCTTCCATCATTGATTTAATCATAGATAACAATTCTTGTTTAACTTGAGATAGTTCCTCTTGTGTCGCAAAGTTCATTTGAACTGGTGCTTCTTGTTTAGGCTCTTCTTTTTCTTCAGCTAATTCAACTGCTTCTTCAATTACCTCTTCTTTAGTCTCTTCTGTAGATAATTCTACTTCTTCAACTTTTTCTTCGATAACTTCTTCAGCAACCACTTCTGTAGATAAGATAACCTCTTCTGTAGCCTCAACTTCATTAGCAACTTCCTCTTTCGATAAGCCTACTAATTCTTTGATACTTGTAAGAATTTCTTTACTGTTCATAATTGATTGTTTTTATATATTAATATAACGTATTTTTATTCTAACTGTTTTATATTCAAGCATATAACACTAATAACCAAATAGTTACGGAGTGTCAGTTACTATGTTCGCACTTGTCATATTGTACATTTGAAAGATGCAACTAGCCTCAGTACCATTGTCTTGCAAGTAAGGATATGAATCTCCGTCTCCCATTCTCCACCAATGTTTAGGCTCTGTTGTTAGTGTTGATAAGTCAAAAGGATTTCCACTGTTGTATATGTCAGATATATTTGCACTTTGGTCACTGTTCCATATAGCTAATTCATCAACCTTCTCTCCGTTTAAAGTGTTTCCACTTACTAGCTTACCTACTCTTAAATTCTGACCACTTATAGCTCCACTCCAACCATAGTTTCCGTGACTGTTATTAGTTGATTGACTAACTCCATCTATAAATAATCCGAACCTACTGTAATAATTACTTATATCTCCAC